ATGAATATATCAAGACGAAGTGCGATGAAGTTGGCGTTGTCTGTAGGCGGGGTCGCTGCTTTTTTTGGTGCTAAAGAGTACGTAAAGCATACAAAAAAAGGGTTTTTAATAAACAAAGGCGATTTAAATAATTATATTTCAAAAGGTAATTTTACTGTCTCCGGTGATGTTTCTAATGCTCCAACACAATCGGTCTGCTCAAAGTTGACGTTTTCGGTGAGCATGATGAGTATATTATTCAGCAGTATTTTGACCTTGATGACCCGAGAATGCTGCTGATCAGACGTAAAGATAATGAAAGTGAATGGTCTCAGTGGGGGCCAATTGTAAGTCATAACGAGCGTCCCTTAATAACTAAAAAGATCGTATGTTTAGGAGATTCGATTACCGGTTCCTTTGACTGGCCCAAAAAGTTACAAAAAATTGTTGGAGGAAATGTATTTAATCTTGGAATTAGTGGAACAACTGCGGCGAAAATTCCTGGTGATTTTGGAATGCTTTCTCTTTGTAAAATAGCGGAAGCAATTAAAACTGATAACTGGAATGAATTAAAAGAAGCAGCCGACAGAATATTAAAAAGCGAATTAAAACAGGATTACACTAAAATAATCACAACTCTGTCAGAAATGGACTGGATGAGTGTTGACTTTTTAATCATTAGCTATGGAACTAATGATTACGGTAAAAGTGTTTCTCTGGGAACAGATAATGACCTGTCACAAGATACATTCAAAGGTGCCTTGAATTACTCATTTGAAAAAATTATTACAAAGAACCCAGGGTTGCAAATAATTACATCATCACCACTATGGAGAATGAAAGAAATTAATGGGAATGAACTTCAGGATTCTGATAGTTCAGTTAACATGAAAAATGATAAATTAATAGATTTTGCAGATGCGGTGGAAAACATTTCACATCTAAATAAAACTCCATGCGTGGATCTTTATAGAAATAGTGGAATAAACAAATTTAATTTTAATTATTTCTACATTGATGGCCTCCACCCTTCAGATGCAGGAACGACAAGAATAGCTGAAAAAATAGCATCTTCATTACCTGTAAGAATTTAACCCCTCAGCGAGGGGGATTTTTAATTTAGATATTTATTTAACAAACTGGAAACCTGGTGCTCACTTCCTGTTTTAGATAAATGGTTATCATCTGCATATAATAAAACGCCTTTATCACTGAATGGTGAACATGATGATGTGCCACAAAACGCATTTCGGCTATCAATGACAGTTATTCCTTTTAAAGACATTAAGATCTGCATGTAATCGCTCTGTCGGCGATAAACTAAATCCCGGTCTACGTTACAATCTACTTTCACTTGATTCAATGGGCGGCTAAGGCACAATGCAGATCTAATTCTTAGTTCAGGGTTTTCACTGACAAAATATATGTTACTGCTTACAGCCTTTAATCTATTGATGGTTTTCTGAGCACCTTCTCGGAAGGCATTTTTTTCAATCATAAATGAAGGGTTTACATTATCTTCTGCACTGAACTCACTGCCAGTGAGATAACTCGCACCACGAGAAAAGAAAAATATTTTTTCTACATTTTTTATTTTACTTGCTTCATTTAGGAGTTGCGCAATTCTTTTTGTACAGAACTCTCTTTGTGCATCAGTCTCTCCTGTGTATGTACCTATTAACGGAGGGCAATTACTATTAGCAAAGAGAATCGCATTGTATCCTTTAGTTTTCAAATATTCTGATATTCCCGGGAATGCCGCATGAGCATGGCTATCGCCCAATACAATAACATTTCGAGATGAATCAATATTATTGTATCTGCAATAGTCAAATAATGGTTTTACCCCACCTACTAACTTAACACATGCTTGGTCAATAGATGGTTCCCGTAGCAATTGATTTCTATTAGCAGAGTAGTCTTCAATGCTTGACCTTGATGGAAACCCATCCGCTATGTAAGAGTACCCACCTATAAATCCAATCAGTGCCAAACTGAAAGCCAGTGATATTATTGTTTTTTTACCTTTTCTGAATCTAATTTTTGACTCAACAAGCTTAAACGTTAACCACGCAAGTAAAATCGATAAGGTTATTGCAATAAATCTTACTAAGACTGATGAGGAATTACCATTCACTATTCTGATAAAAGATAGAATTGGCCAGTGCCACAAATACAATGGAAAACTGATAGTCCCAATCCAAACTAAAACTTTATTTGAAAGTATTTTATTATTGATAAATGAATATTTTCCAGCACCAATTATTAAAACAGATGAGATTACCGGAAGTAATGCCCAACTTCCGGGAAAAGTAGTTTTACTATCAATTTTAAAAAATGAAAATAAAAGTAAAAGGAAGCCTAAAGCGGAAAGCACTGGATTTAACTTATCTTTCAACTTCCCCGAAACGATGTTACCTGAGTACAGGCTAAACCAGGCCAGTGCACCACCGGAAAGAAGTTCCCAAAATCTCGTATATGGAAGATAAAATGCAACCGATGGATCAAGCTTTGTTCGGTAAATACAAAGGGAAAATGAGATAAGAAAACCTATGACAACCTTCCAAAGACAGCTATTTTTTCCCTGTGGATAGAAAAAAATGAGAATGGGCCATATAAAATAAAACTGTTCTTCTATGCCCAAACTCCAAATATGCAAGAGTGGTTTCGTTTCAGCACTGTTATCAAAATAGCCCGACTCGTTAAGAAGAATGAAATTGGAAATAAATGTTGAACCACCAAACAAGTGTTTTCCCAACTGAGCCATCTCGTCAGGGAAAAGCAAGAACCATCCTGCGACGTAACATGTAATAGAAACAATAATAAGCGATGGAAATATTCGCCTAATTCTTCGAGAATAAAAATCTGAGAATTTGAATGTTCCCGCCGCCACACCCTTGAATATTATTGTAGAAATCAAGAATCCAGAGATGACAAAAAAAACATCAACACCTATAAAACCACCCGGAATCAAGGATGGGAAGGCATGAAAAATCACAACAGAGAGTACCGCTATAGCTCTAAGTCCATCAATATCGGCCCTATAGCTCATGTGTGGTGTAACCTGGCTTTTTATGAACATCTCACGTCGCTTAACTATTATCTCACTAAACCATGAGATTATGCTTACACAACTTTGCATTATAGGTGTTAGCTTCGTGCGGTCAATTAAAACAAAAGTAATTTTCGTGCATGAGACTACTTGTTGTTCACTGGTGGCCAGCCATCATTTTTCCACCGTTAAGTCAGGCTGCGAATGGATTCTGAAATGTTGCTGAGTTTTCTAACGAGACTGCTGGCGTATCGATGGCCTCAACGGTTATACGTTATAAACTCCATGAGTTCAGCTTTGCCCGGTCCTTTCGGAGATCATCAAGGTGCCAATTGTTGCTATCTCACGCCTTAAACACTGTTTGGAGATACAGTATTATTTGATCGATCTCGGCCCGGTGGTCAATAGCTTAATGCAAGGGGGATTGTCAGGATGATAATCTGAATGGATTTTATGAACGACCGGACCATGTGCCGGCCCGGCATCAAAATGATTACGACTTACATGCCATTCATTAGCCTGAATATCCTGTTCATATATCGTTTCAAGAACATGAGACTGAGCACGCTGGCTATAAGAACCAGAGGAATGACTATCGTCGATGGGGTTTGGTACGAAGATGGTAGAGTGTAGTAGAAGAAGTAAATCCAGCAATAATGAACGATGTATATCCCTAAGGAATAATCTCTTCCAATTTTCGATAAAATGTTATTTTTGGTAGCAACAGCCAGTGATAACATAAAGATACCGTACGCCATCGGTGCGCAAAATAGCGGAAATTGTCTACCTTCCAACTTGAACCCGAATTGATGATAGAGGCCATATACCTCAACAATCATCAGGAATGCAGATAAGGCTATTATGACGATTGAGGATGACATAGATAGTCTGTGATTGCTTTTTGCAACAATGTATCCACACCACATCATTGAGAATGAAAGTAACAGACGGAAAATAAAAAATCCGCTCAATGAAAAACTTGTTGAATTTAATACATCTAATACCCAATAGCTTAATGCAATTGTTATAGCTAAAGCCAAGGGAAAAAATGACTTATGCTTACCTATAAAAAATGAGAACATAAGACATCCGTATACCAATGCGCACAAAAACCACAGATGAACATAAGATCCGGTTATAAAAAACTTCAGCCCTAAGCCCTCAGATATTACCGAACTGATGTTAAATCTGCTATTAAAAAAAATAAAAAAAAGATAAATAGCAGATGCAACCAAAAATACGACAACTGTTTTTTTTATTTTTACAAAGACACCCATTTTGTCTTTACTGGCAAGGTAGAAACCAGAAATCAAGAAAAAAAATGGCACGGCCCATCTTGCCATTAGGTTGATTGGAGTTAGCATCCATTCAGGCAACTCTGGAAACCCAGCCACGTGCAGGCTGATAACAGATAAACACGCGATCAGCTTAATTATGTCAAGAGTGTTATTACGCATAGTTTTATAAGTGTATTATTTTTACTAAGAATAACACAAAAAGCATTTCTTACCCATTTTTCCCCGGTCTTTTTGGGTAAATCAGGTCTGGTGCATTGACGGAATCCAAGCTAGATAGCCAATCTGTATACTCAATCCATGCGTTAAACTTTTCATTTTCAGCGTCCTTAAGACTTCCCAAGGCCAACTTTGAGGACCATAACTTACGACTTATGAAAATATTTTTTTCATCCTTCAGATAACTGTATCTTTGCTTCGGCGGATGCAATCATTTCATTTTTTGTGAGCTTTGGTACGGGTGTCCATGAAAGCATCCTTTTTTATCACTACCTCTTTAAAACCCTTCAGTGCTTGTTGGACATACTCATTGACAACTGAATTATTCACATTAACAGCATCATAAAAATTTCAACCAGCAGAGAGATATTCTTGAAAATTATCAATCATAAAATGTATCACTCGATGAACAGTATTTATTTTCATCTATCACGCACCTATTAAAATAAAATAACCAGAATCACTTGCATATGATCTCTTCCCTTTGTTCAGTACCGGCGTAAAGTGGGGTTTCCGGCCTTTCTTTCCCTGAACAAATGAGGTCATCCGCCATGAAAAAGACGCGTTATACCGAAGAGCAGATCGCTTTTTCCCCGAAGCAGGCAGAAACAGGTACGCGGTGGAGGAAGTCTGCAGAAAGATGGGGATTTCCGAGGCTACTTTTTACAACTGGAAGAAGAAGTTTGGCGGCATGGGCGTGACGGAACTGCGCCGGCTGCGCCAGCTGGAAGAAGAGAATCACCGCCTGAAACGGCTGGTCGCCGTTCTCAGCCTGGACAAGGAAATGCTGCAGGACGTCATCCGAAAAAAGTTCTGAGGCCGGTGCAGAAACGCGAGGCGGTCGAATACCTGCTGGCGGCGTACCGCATCGGGGTGCGCAGGGGATGCCGGCTGATGATGCAGAGCCGAACGCGGTCTACAACTACCGCAGCTGCCGCGATGACCGGGCCCTCACGAAGCGGATACGGGAGATTGCAGAAACCCGCATTCGTTATGGTGTGCAGCGGATCCATATCCTGCTGGGCGGGAGAGCTGGCTGGTTAACCACAAGAAAACCCACCGGATTTACTGTCTGGAAGGGCTGAACCTGCGGTCAAAACGCCCGCGGCGGCACGTGACGGCCAGGCACAGGCGTATCCGCCCGGCTGTGACCGCGGTGGATCAGTGCTGGAGCATGGATTTCGTTGCTGATAATCTGTTCAACGGACGCCGGATCCGTGCCCTGACTGTAGTCGATAATTTTAGTCGTGAATGCGTGGCGATCGAGGTAGGCCAGGGGCTTCGTGGTGACGATGTGGTCGCCGTGATGGAACGTATCAGGCAGACACAGCAGCGTGTACCACAGCGGCTACAGACGGACAACGGGAGCGAATTTATCTCGAAAACACTGGATCGCTGGGCGTATGAAAACAGGGTAACGATGGACTTCTCCCGCCCCGGGAAGCCCACGGATAACGCCCTGGTTGAGTCATTTAACGGCAGCCTGCGTGATGAATGTCTGAACGTGCACTGGTTCCTGTCACTGGAAGATGCTCGGGAGAAGATCGAGCACTGGCGGCAGGAATATAACCAGTACCGGCCACATTCCTCGTTAAATAACCAGACTCCGGAAGAATTTATCCGAAGCCTGCAAACAGGGCCGGATCTCTGATTTACCCTGGCACCGATATTGGGAGGAGATCAACAGGCCCGGATCTCTGATTTATCCTGGCACCGATATTGGGAGGAGATCAAAAAGTAAAGGTGAATATTATGAATATGGTATTAGGAAAGGGTTACTTTGAACGTAAAAAAACCGCCTTTCGGGGCGGTTACGACATTGCTTACTGCTTGTTTTTATTCGTTTTAATCGGTACTGATAATATGGTGCCCGGGGTGGGACTTGAACCCACACAGCCATAAGCCGAGGGATTTTAAATCGCGCTTTTATTTCACAAAATTCAATGATTTGACATTGTTTTTCATAATATAGATAAGATTTTCTAGCCTGTTAAATCAATCAGTTACAAGCGCAGCTTGTCGTTAATTATGAAAGAAAATGCGCAATAAAACCACTTAGATCGTCGGCCTGCCCCAATCATAATGCTGGGTTATCGTCAGGATGACCTTTCCCATAACAATGACCTCACTTAGCGCTTCGCCTTCAATAGCCTCCCCGTCTGGCGTCACTATGCAGCCACCCATCAACTTTCCTATTCCTTGCTCTCCGAATGTCTCATAACACAGCGTGTCGCCGTCACGGGGTGTTATGGCGGCATCAACGACATATGTCAGGCCGCCATGATCGATCAGTGAAGTTGCTGAAGGGTGATGAATAAACAGCATGTTCAGGTTTACCCGGTCTTCAACGTAGTCAGCTGCTGGTGAAGGAAAGCCCATCAGAAGCCTCCGTTGTTCGGATTGAACAGTTGGAACGTCCGACGCTCCCCTTCCTCTGTAGACACATGCTCTGATAGTGCTCTATCCAGCGATTGGCCTCTGCCAGGGTCCAATGATAGTTAACCCCCGCCAAGGCTTTCACAAAGTCAGCTGTGGCAACTGTGCGCCGCCCGCTTGACTCAATTTTAATGCTCGCCCTGAACGCCGTTGGTATGTCATCTCGTCTGCCCACAACCCACCTCTAATACTGTATATCCAAACAGTATTATTTGATCACTTTTCGGACGGCGGTCAATAGCTTAATGCAGGGGAAATTGTCAGGATGATGATCTGAATGGATTTTTAGGAATAGCCGGACCATGCGCTGGCCCGGTATAAAAATGATTACGAGTTACATGCCATTCATTAGCCTGAATGCCCTATTCATGTATCGTTTCATGAACATGAGGCTGAGCACGCTGGCTATGAGAACCAGAGGAATGACTATCGTTGACGGGGTTTGGTACGAAGATGGCAGGGTGTAGTAGAAGAAGTAAATCCAGCAATAATGAACGATGTATATCCCTAAGGAATAATCTCTTCCAATTTTAGATAAAACGTTATCTTTGATATTAATAGACAGGCAAAGCATGAAAATCCCGTATGCCATTGGAGTGCAAAATAATGGAAATTGCCTACCTTCCAGCTTGAAGCCTAGTTGATTATGAAGGAAGTAGACTTCAAAGATCATCATGACTGCGGATGCAGTTATAATCACCAGTGAAGAGCAAGCTGATATTCTGTGATTATTTTTTGCAATAAGGTAGCCCAACCACATCATTGAGAAAGAAAGAAGTAGTCGGGCTAGAAACATTGCGCTTAGCGAAATACCTGCTGAACTTAATGTATCAAAGAACCAGTAGCTTAAAAATATTGCTATAGACAAGATTAAGGGTGTAAGCGACTTATGCTTTCCAACAAAGAATGAGAACATAATACACCCGTAAACCAGTGCACATAAAAACCAAAGATGAACATACGATCCGGTTATGAAAAATGTCAGGCTTAAACCTTCAGAGAATACCGAACCTATGTTAAACCTGCTATTAACAAAAATAAAAAATATATAAATAGCAGATGCCACCAAAAACACAATAACGGTTTTTTGTATTTTTACAAAGACACCCATTTTATCTTTAGTGGCAAGGTAGAAACCTGAAATTAAGAAGAAGAAAGGCACGGCCCACCTTGCGAGTACATTTAGAGGGTTCAACATCCACTCTGGTAGTTCTGGGAACCCTGCCACATGCAAGCTGATAACAGATGCGCATGCAATAAGCTTAGTTATGTCAAGTGTGTTATTACGCATATTCTTATGTGGTTAGTATTTTTTCTAACTTTACCACAAGCGGGCGTCGATTATCCATCCTCACCCGGTCTTTTTGGATAAACCAGATTAGGTGCGTTTTCGGCATCAAGGGCTTCCAGTGCGTCAATGTAGTCAAGCCAAGCATTGAATTTTATTTTATCTGTGTCGCCCAGCCTTCCAAGTGCCAGCTTTGATGGCCATTGATTGCTATTGATGATTTCATTAGCCTGGTCTTTCAGGTTTTTGATATTCATCTTGGAGATTTCTATAATTTCATCCTTGGTGGGTTCTGGGGATGCAACCCAAACAGGAAGCCCATCCTTGTCACTCCCCCTTTCCATTCCTTGTTTTGGCTGCATCATAAAAGCCTCAGCGACTTCATCATTAATATCTGTCGCATCTTCAAGATTCCATCCAGTTGCGAGGTAATTTTCTAATAATGATACTGGGAAAAAAGCGTTGTTATAAGAAGACCATTTGTACTTGCCCATTTTTAAATCCCCACCGCTATATAATATCCAGAGTCATTTGTGTAAGCCGATGCTGTTCTAAAATTATATCTAAAAGAGCTTACACTTATCGCTTGCCCGGCAGTAAAAACAGGGCTTGAAATATTCTGACACCCGACAAAAATACCTAACACTGTAGTAGTGAATGGAACGGGAAAGTTTGCTGTCGGTGAGCCTGAAGTTGATCCAGAAATTCCTCCTGATTGAATGATATGTCCTGAAGGGAGTTTGAACCATCCCGTCCCACTTGCAAATGAATTCATATCCGGAACCTGATTAGCACCAGTACCGACATTCGCGACCGCTGCGGTTCCGAGGCCAATATTACCCCTGGTTAATGCCTGAGCTGCACTCCCTGCCGCAGCGATCTCTGACAGGTTACTGCCCACCTTCAGCAGGCCGGATATCAGCGCCTGCGCAAACGCCGTAGTAGCAAGCTGTGTGGAGCTCGTTCCCGCTGCCGCCGTTGGGCCTTTTGGCGTTCCAGTAAATGTTGGGCTTGCGAGCGGAGCACCGCCAAGTTTACTGAGCGCTAACGATGCGTTTTCTATATCTGAAAGATTATTCCCCGGCTGTAAAAATAGTTTTTTCAATGCTGTTAATAACTGATTCCGGGATGCTTTGCTGAGTGAAATAGATGCACCTTCGATTACAGCGGAAATCTCTTCCTGAACAGAATCAAAAAAATCCTGATCCAAAGCAGTTGGAAGTTCGCCTGTCTGTGGGTTTCCAGCAGTAAAGCCATTTTTACCCACGCCAAATTTATCAACCTGCGCGGTTGGTGTGTCAATGCGATGCATAATTACTCCGTGTAGCGGAAAATAACAACAGTATGAGAGGGGGCCATTTTACTTATGACGCATTCAGCGACAGTGTCGCCCCACGTTCTGAGCGATGCGGTGCAGTTGCTTATTGCCGTCATTGGCTGAATCTGTGCAGATTCATTGATATTTACTTGCCAGTAGTAGCGCCATTCATTTGAATAGAGTGATTCAGTACAGTTAGAAAGACACGTGAACTGCGATTTTTGATACCGGGTGATCGTTGCTGATGGATAGCCAAGCGATGCGAGAAGAGATAAGTAAAATTTTTCGCTCAAGCCTCCAATAAGATTTAGCTTCGCATCAAGGCGCTGGCGGCGCTGTTGCAGCGTTTGCACCCCGGCAGGCGCGCAACTATCAGGAAGCCCGGTAATAGTTTCATATCTGTCGATGAGTTCGGTCACCGATCGGGGGTCAATTTCCAGCATCAACGCATCACCGCGCTCATGTACCCTGGACAGTGATGGAGCAATCCCCATTAAAAGAGGGTCGCTGGTATCCCATGCAGGCCCACGGGGTAGCAGAACGCCGAGCATCTGCTCGTATTGTTCTGTCAGGTCCATAAGAACTCCCCGGCGATCGCCAGCTCTCCCTTAGCAATAGTCACATCATCAATCGGGCTAAGGAGAGTATGACTGTATTCTCCAGTAGCAATGCTGATTGCTTCACTCACCCGGGATGGCTTGATAACCCCTTCAGGAATTCCGTCCCGTAAAAGCATTGACCGTAATTCAGCGATGACGGCATAGCGAACAGCTTCAGTATCGGGCGAAAGCCGAATTCGGAAATCAACCTCGCGAGATGCTGGCGCAAATACGTAAACATCGGAACCGGCAACAGGTGCAAGGGGTTCGATATGTGACTGAGCCGCCTCGACTGTTGCGGCGTCAGGTATGGGATTAATAAGGTCACTGTTGGCGACCATGACACCCACGGTTCCCAGCCCTGACCAGTGCCGGTATACCCATGCACGTGTAATTCCGGCTACTTCTTTTGCCCAGACCTTATAATCATCATCAGCCCCGCCCTGCGGCGTCCACTGCCAGCGCTCAATAATACGGGAGCGCCATAGTTCGATATCCTCAATATCCGCCCCCCCCTGAATCGTGTCCGCCTGGGCCGTCGAGGAGATACCTTCGATGGGGCTTACAAGTCTCATCGTTGTCCCGTCATCAGCATTGCCTGCTGACCCGGTGGCATTGCAGGTAACAGGCACACGCAGAACACCACCAGCAGACGAAACATCAGCGGTTGAGGTATAGGAAACAAGGTCATCACGTTGGATTAATACGCCAGCAGCAACATGTATGCCATCTTTAACCCCTTCCCAGCGTACATAACCTGTAGCGGCTACAGCGGCTTTGCGTGGCGCTGTCTTCATATTCCCGTGGCGTGTCAGCCAATCCTCATCAGCCAGGTCAGGCAACAGATTGCGCGCCAGATAATCGATATATCCGTAGACGGTATGAACCGCAGCAGCCTGAACACGGGCGTAAACTTCCGCATCAGAACGCCTCAGTTCGGCCAGTGTCGTGTCTGCTGCCATTCTTGTGAAAATGTCGCTGCGGATTGTCGTGATCAGTTGCGGGAGTGTGGGACGGGAATAACCGCTTTCAGCCATTAAGTTCACTCCAGAGGTCATCAAAAGATATTGTTTGTTGAGTGCCGTCCTTGCGACTGATAGTCACGGAGGCGATGAGCGTATCAATACCTGTACGTTCAGCTGTTACATCCACGCGTGAGGCCACGCGGTCATCCACCAGCCACTGGAGGCACTGCTGGAGATACTCGCGTACCTTAAGCTGAGTTTTATTTGTGAGCTTTTGCCGTTTGAGCAAATACAGGCGTGTACCGATCCTGTCGTTCTGCACGGTGGGAAAGCTGTCCCCCCACCAGCCGTTCGACTCTTCTGGTGAATCATCAGGTTCTGCTCGTCGCCATGTGCCAATCGAAATGAGCACGGCGCGGGTCAGTGGGTCGAAGGGATAATAGGCGCTGTACTGCTTCCCGTTCACAGTAATAATCATCAGACCTCCATTTTCTGGGTCGTGGCGTCAGTGGTCCCACCGCCGTCACCGTTCTCTTTGTGCGTATGACCGTTGTATTTAACGCGCATATCCGCCATAGAGACGCCTGGCCCATCGCAGTTATCTTTGATATTCCCTGTTGCCTCAATTGGCATTTCAAAGCGGGCTTTAGGGGCGTTCTTAAATGTGATTGGCTTGCCTCCACCATCCACAACAATCCCGCTTCGCTTTAACGTCACCGATTGACCCAGGTCGTCATAGAAAGCTACTTCCCCTTGGTCCAGTCCTTTAATACGATAGCGGCGGTCAGAGACCACCAGCACAACGCCATGAGAGCGGTCACCATCGAAATATGCGGCCACCGCCTCAGCGCCTGGATGAGGGGAAGACGTGAATCCATACGGTTCTAAATGCTCTATGTCACTCTTTGATTCATTACCGGCCATGCTGATCTGTAGCGACTGGCACTTAGTTGCCGAGCTGACGGTGCGAACCACGGCCCGTGATAGCAGGTTTGAAATGCCTCGCGCAGCGGCCTGAAACGGGTTTGCCATCAGAAATCGTCCTCATCATTTATAGCTTTACGCTTCCGTCTGCCCGGTTTCTCCGGCTCAGGTAAATAGGCATCAGCCGGGCCAACTTTGAGTTCGGTAATTGTGCCGTTATCATCCAACTGGTAGGTCACTTCGGCGATCACCATTTCTTTGTTGTTAAAATTGAGAATCGGGTCAAAAACGATAACCTGCATATTTGGCCGCCACAGCGTTCCGTCACCCTGCCGCCAGCCCTGAACTGTGTAAGTCACTTCGTCAGTACGTGCTGCACGCTGACGCATCTCAAACTTGCTGCGGTCACTGCATGTGGCAGACGTGGCATTACCTGTCTGCCTGATCAGCATTGGCCTGTACCGTGCTATGCCGCCGTCGATTGTCTGACCGCGAATAGCTGTCGTCGTCGCTTCACCGAAATCATCGTCATTCCCCTGCCGCTGCCCTGCGACTTCGTAAGAACTGAAGCGATCACGGATGCTTTTTTCAGAGTCACAACTCAGAATGTTTTCACCGAGAACTAAGGCGGTTGTGGCCTTCTTCGCGCCGATCCCCCCGATAACCAGTTGCCCCTTTTCATCGTCGTAAGCCAGCGCCTGCTGTATTCCCAGCATCTTATTCAGCACATCCATAACCGTTTCTCCCTGATCGGCCTGTACGCCCTGCAACGCGCCGGAAGCACCACCATCATCAACAACGGTAATGCTGAAGGGCTTCGTCAGTTCTGCTGCCACCTGTGCCAATGATCTGCCGCTGTACTGTGCCGGGGCAGCAGAGCAGTCAATAAGGTCAGCTGTCTTACTGCGCCCGACAATGCCCATACTTAGGCTGGTAGAGTCATAACGAACAGGGGTCGCTTCCACCCAGCCGGTGATCACCAGGTCATCACCGATCAACACCTCCACTTTGTCGCCGTTTTTTATTCGAGCTTTCCTGCTCGCATCGTCTTTATCGCCGGGCCATGAACGCGTAATTTCAACGTTAAAATCACGAGCAATACGTTCAATCCCGGCAGAGATACGAACAGAAGTCCAGCCGCCCCATTCACGGCCATTAACGCGAAGAAATACGGTGTTGTTCATCTGACGGGAACCCTTAGCGGTTGGACAGGGACAAAGCCCGGATGCCTGATGCCATTCCTGGCTGTGATATCAGACTCCCGCGCAGCAGAGTCATACCAGTCAGCCGCAAGAACGAGTGCAGGTACAACCTCCAAAGGTGTGCGAACCGTTACGCGTGACACCTGTTCAAGCCGGGTGCTGATGTCGTTATTGAGGTCAGTGCGCACCTGTCTGAGTGCCAGAAATAGTGCATCGTCAGTGACACGTACCATTTCCTGATCGATGGCGGCATTGAAACTTTCACGAACGTCTGCAAGCTCATCCCATGATGGAACGTTTGCGGTATTAGTCGAAGTGGTTACGCCGGGTGATCCCCCTGCGGAATCTTCGATGATGTCGTTTACAGCCGGATGAGGAACCTTGACTGGCTGCGTGCTATTTTGCTCCGTGACAGTCACGGCGGGGGGTTGCGGCAGATTGATAACTGTATAAGCCGCCTCACTGAGCGCTACTGTTCTGATCGCCTGCGCAATATGGTTACGTTGCACCGTTGTTGCCTGTGTGGTCTTGCTGTCGGTCTTCCAGGCATATCGTGGTGAGAGCCCCTGGAGCAGCGCTACCGCACTAAAACTCTTTGCAGCAGACATGAGATCAGATGCATCACCATTAAGTTTCAAACCAGCACGCATCATCGTTTGCAGCTTGTTGACGAAGGTCATTCCACTTGACGGGGGCGAAAGCAATACCGAAAGATCGCCCTGCAATAAACGAGAAGCTGCTGTGATACCTGAATCAACATACTGATAAACAGCTGTAATGGTATCAACCATATCTGTTGCTTCTTTAATTACGTCACTTTGCATAAAGTCGCTCATCCCACCCAGCCCAAAGGACTCAAATGCAGATGAAATGCAGTCATCGAGCGCAGCGACGGCCCAGTTCAGTTTAGAGCCCGTGGCTATCCCGGACGTAGGGAATGATAATTCCCCGGCTTCGACAAAACTGAAGGTTATACGGCACATGCGCCCTTCATCGACGGAGTGACTTACCCGGACGGTCTCATCCAGTATCACTTCCATTTCACCGTAGTACGGATGAACTAATGTGCAGGCTCCCGGTTTTTCAATGGCTTCAATGAGTTTGTTGCGCTGGATGAAAAAATCATCGCCTATCACATACGCCTGAACGCTAAACTTACGGGTAGCACGGCCCATATCCTCCGCAAACGGCTTATCTCGCTGTGGATATTCATGAACCTGTACACGACGCCCAAACGTTGCCTCATCCTCACTGACTTTAAACGGGACATCCCGTAAGGAAGCGTCCTGAAGGTAGTCTTTCCACTTGGCGGCCATGCTTTTCTCCAGGCGAAAAAAAACCCGCCAGGGCGGGTTAGTATGTTAATTATGAAGTGATGTCACTGGGGTTTTACTGCCTTGCAGGTTATCTCCTTTATGCCGGGCTTGCTGTTGGCACTAACTCCCGCTTTGACAACACCATTTTTCATTACAGTCAGGAAGAATTGCCCTCCTGTCATTGTAAAACCAAACTCAATGCCAGATACAGTATCTGACTCGAAGTCGTCATTAGGATTTTTAATAGAGATAAAGTTTAATCTGGCATCTTTGCTATCGTTTTCTTTATAGACATAAACACCAAGACTTTTTCCCACTTCATAATCAGACTTCGTAATCAAAAACCTTCCACTGGCAGATGGGGCGGGACATTCAATTATGAGTGTTTCGGTTAGCTGCCCGTCACTGTCAGCGGCTTTCTTTACCTGATTTACGAAGTCAGAAGTTAGTGCGTTATCTTTTGCTATCACTGGAATTGATAGCGCAGACATGACAAGAGTGATTAATAACTTTTTCATAACCCTTCACCAAAATAGCTTTTATAAAAAGCCTATTTTACATACTACAGTTATAAAACTATTAGTTATTCTTACTGAATCGATTATAACCCACATCATAATGAAGCCATGGCATCGCATTCCCTACAGGCGCAACACGCATTCCTGGCGGAGCATTTTCAAAGGAAAGTTTTACTTCTCCCTGCTGCGGTTTTTGCGATTGCACAAGTCCCGCGGCTTTATCACCAGGCTGATCCATCCCCAGCAGTTCTTTCAGGCGCGGGATAAACCCATGATAGCCACGGTCTGATTCCTTTTGTTTAATGTTATTCACTATCAATTGCCCGGTACTGATGTTTTGTTTTGCCGCCTCTTCATGAAGCTCACCGATCCTGTTGAACATATCTATCGCAACGCCGATAGTGACGCTTATCAGCCCCATCTTTGCGATATCACGAAGATTGCCAGAGAGCTTTCCGGCTTCTTTGTTTGCGCCGCCAAGCCCCTTGCTCATTGAAACCAGCCACGCACCAGCAGTGAACGCAGCAACGCCTGTTAGAACAGCCTCCCAGCCGCCCAATGCTTCAGCTATTCCGTCAATATCTTCCCACACCGATTTTATTACAGGACCAATCTGATCCCAGTTACTGACGATCAGCCCACCAGCAATAACCAACAACGATACAACTTTGCCCATCGTGCTCATCTTGATGATGGAATCGAAGGTTTTAAATGCCTTGCCGACAACGCCCATCGTCGCGCCAATTCCTAAGAGTGTTGCACCAAACTTGAAGGTTGAACGGATCATTTCAGGGTTTGCTTTAGCAAACTGCCGGAAGCGCTCAATCATCGGCTGTATCTTCTGCGTTATTTTCACGATATCTGGCAGGAACATATCGCCGATGCTGATACTCGCGGCGGTAAACTGGTTCTTCATCAGTTGTACGGCGTTGGCCGTTGTCGCCGCACGTGACTCGTATTCCTTTTGCATTGAACCTGCGTAATGCTGGGTCTCCGCGACTTTTTTGAAGTTGGTGCGCAGCAGGTCAAGGTTGGTAAGCAAGGGTGCTATCGCGCCAAGAGATTCCTTGCCGAATAATGCGTTCATAACAGCTGACTGCTTCGCTTTCGGGACTTTAGCCAGTGAGTCCAGCACTTTCAGCATCGCCCCCTTTGAGTCCTTCTGCATATCAGCAGCAAGCTGACCAGGGTCAATCCTCAATAGTTTTAACGCTTTTTTCTGTGATGCCGTTGCAGACTTCCCAGATGTCAGGGAAAGCATAAAGTTTTTGATACCCGTTGCTGCTATTTCGGACTCAACACCCATACCAGCGATGGTTGCACCCATTGCTGCAATTTCACCTGATGCCAGACCAGCTACACTCCCCAGAGGCCCGATACGGGTAACGATATCTGAAATCTTCCCGGCATTTGCCGGGCCGGTATTGCCGAGGTAGTTGATTTTGTCAGCCAGGCCGACAACATCGCCCTGAGTCATTTTGAACGCGGTACGCCACTGCGCCATCATCTGCCCGGACTCTTCAGCCGTCTGGTCAAATGCCACGCCCATTTTTACGGCATCTGTAGCGAATTGCTTAAGCTCGTTACGCGCTATGCCAGCCTGCCCACCTGCCGCGACAATCTGACCGATGCCATCAGCGGTCATTGGTAGTTGAGTGGAAAGCTTCAGGATGTCCTCACCCATCTGCTTGAATTGCTGCGGCGAATCGAAATCCACGACTTTACGCACGTCAGCCATCGTTGATTCAAACTGCATTGCCTGATTAATCGGTATAACAAAGGCAGAGGTAATTGCGGCCCCCATGGCAGCCGCGTTCATCATGATGCCTGATGCTTCCTTCTGGAAGCCTTTCAGGCTCTTACCCATCCCCTTCAATGGGCCGGAAAGCTGGTCCACTGCGGTGATGATCGCTTTAAGCTGAAAACTATCGGCCACGGTTCATCTCCTCATTAATACGTACGGCTTCCGCTTCCATTTCCAGGAAGCGGGAGATGCCGATAGTCTTTAATTCCAGTGGGTTTATTCGCCAGAAGTGGGCGGTGTTGTAGAGCCGCTTTCTGAGGTTTTCAAAGGCTCCGACCCCGTAAAAAAACCGACGATAGCCATTGAGGCCATAAACACGTCCTTCAACGAAAGCTGGCTGGCTGATGAACGTGGAATACCTGCGAGGATCGGCAGGTACTTCAGTGAGCTCCCGGTGTCCAGTTTCATTTCACCACTGGCGTTATATGAAAATGGGATGCCAATGGCCTCTACTTCGTCATAAGTGGGTTCACGAAGTTCAAGCACGTTAACTTTCTCACCGTGCGCCATGATCGGTTTTGAGAGAACTACTTCTGTCATTGGTAGAATCCTTCTTGACCGTGGAACTCAACATCCACAGTGCCCTCTTCGGCGTTATGATTAAGCTCACCGTGTACCCAGGCGTCTGAGAGTACGTACACCTGCCCGTTCGCAAGCTCGGATGTGATGGTCATCGTATCTGAAGATGTCAGCTTGTCGTACGGGAAACCCTTTGGCACTTTAAACGTACCTTTGGTATACGGTGCGCGGTGAGTCTCTTTGTAGTCTGCGGAGCCATCAAGCCCCATCACATCATCCTTAAGGTTGGTGTTCATCGGCACTTCAATGCCACCTGTGAGTGACAGCTGCTGACCGTCCACTTTGACGTAACATGTACCACCAATACGGGCCATTATGCTGCCTCCTCGCTGTATTGCAGACGGAACTGATTGATCAACGCGAACACCCGCAACTGATTGACGTAATCAGGCGGGAACAGAACATCCAGACGATTCGGGTTGCTGGCGTTGCGTTCTACGATCAGGTGTTGTTTGAAAAGCTCAAAGTTTTCAACGATGCCCGCACGCTCCATGCGGCGGTAAATTGCGCACATCTCCCCTTTGATAACAGCCGGGGTAACAATGGCTTGCCCTTCACCGAAGCGAGTACCATCATTCGCCAGCTTGTGGCGTGGGTATTTGCTGGTAATGACGCTCTTTAACTGACGGATGACATAGGCGCTGGTATGCAGCGTCTCACTATCCAGATAGCTGTTATCCGCCACCCCGTACTGATTCTTCTGATACGTGGTGATATCGCGCTGAATGCGCAGCACGCCACTTTCTGCATAGGCTGTAGCGATACCGTGGGACAGTAGTGATTGCTGCTCTGTGAGCGTGAAGCGGGAACCTGCCAGTGCCGGAAGTGCGCCAGTCAGCTCCCCGGTCTGTGTTGGCCGCGCCGGATCGTTACGGATAAACACCGCATTACGCGCGGTTCGCAGTGCAGTCAGTTCGTCACCCGCCGTCTGGTTATCCACTTCATAACCAGCCACAGTGATGTGCTGGTTATTCTGCGTATCCCCGAAGGCCACCAGGTCAGAAAGCGACCCTTTTTTCGCCGTATAGACATGGCCGTAAAGCTGACGCGCATAGCTCCAGCGGCCGGAGCCGTCATTCATTTCCAACTTAAGCGACTCAAGTGATGCAGCATCGCTGAACGGCGAGCCGATGAAATCAAAGGGTTCATCTCCCATTGCTGCAATCGACATGTCTAAAGCCGGTGCGCCCGTACCGCCAGTCATCGCAGTGATCGCAACGTTGATACCATCAGGCGTATCTTCACCGCCCACTGTGCCGTAATAGTTCAGCATTAGTGGGATGTCGTTCCCCGGCAAACCTTTGTGCCGTGCTGTTAGGGTGATAACACCCGCTTCCGTGGTGGCTGTTACTGGAAGATCAGGGTTAGCAGTGATTGCGCCAGCCAGCGTTGTTGCAACAACAGCTGCGGTATCGCTTGTCGATACCTGGGCCTGAACTCTGGTAATCCCGATGTAAAGACTGAGGGTGCCTGCTGCCTGCGCAGTGCCGCTGAGGGTTAGTGTCCCGGTAGCAGCCGTGCCTGTGTGCTCGGTGACAGCAATAACCCAAAGTTCACCGAACGGATCAACTTTCCGATACTGTGCAACCATTCGCGCCAGCTGACTTCCGCGCCCTGCCAGTCTTCCGGCTAGGGCTGCCGACGGCATGATGGTGAGCTTGTTTTCTACGATCTCACTGCCGGTATTCGCGCAACCAATCAGCAAGGCGGGGCCGCTATCCTGCGTGGTATTGGCCTCGCTGTTATCCATCTCTGCCCAGAATAACGGCACACGGATATCAGAAGGGATGGAGTTAAAATTCATTACTCACCGCCTTTTTTATTTGCAGCGACAACCGCCTTTTCAGCAGAAGATGCGCTTACTTCGGTAACATCCCCTGCCGCAAGGCGACGGAGCCAGTAACTGTTTTTGTCGACATTTCGCCCTTCTTTAGGCAAAAGGTCGCCACGAGCGGGATCGGGAACCGACCGCCCTTCTACGGGTTTGATTTGCATGGTTTACTCGCTGGGGTTGATTTCTGTGTGGTGTTCTATGATGCCGTCTGGCCCGTTGCCGGGGTCGATATAGTCGATGTTGATACCCATCTCACGGAAGTCATCAAGACTGCCTAACTCTTCCTGTTGCCGTGTATCTTCGGCATTAATTTCCCTGTCGCAGGTGAAGTCAAACTGGTAATAAAGGCGACCGCGATCCATATCCAGCAACTGCCCGCCAGCGTAAACGATGATGTCGCTATCTTCGTCTGGCCGCATACCGAGCAGGCCTTTCCATAATTCGGCGCGGACTATATCAACCACGTCATAACTGGCTGCCTGGCCGCGTTCATCACGGGTGTTATCCAGCACGACGACAACAGAGAAACCCTCTTTTATCACCTGCCAGTAATCAGTCTGGGTTTTTTGCTCTCCTGCGATATCTTCAACAGGAATAACGTAAGCAGCAGGTAACAACATTTTCCCAGTTTCAGGCAGGTTTTTGAATTCTGCCGCTCCACTGACGTTTCTGGCAAAAAAGGGACATCGCCCCCGGATTGCCCCAATGATCGGTGACAGTTTCATTTACTTTTTCTTCCTCTGGGGCCGAAGGGACTTTCTCAACTCACGACTAAGAATGTAACGCGTCCACGACTTCCTGTTTTCCAGTACCTGCGTCATGAAGTTATTACGCGGAGCAACTTTCCAGCCAGAGCCGCCAGACTTGCCTTTATGATGGCTTTTTTTCCTTTTCGCTCCCCGGCGAACACCGTAGAAGAGGAAAGCCGGATAGAAATCACCTTCAATGAGCCGGTTCCCCTCCCCTCGCTTCTGGTTTGGCGCTATCCTGACCATCAAGCCAGGGCGGCGACTGGACGCACGCGGGACGTAATAACCAATCGATCGGGCCAGCTTCCCGGTCCGGTATCCCGGATTTTCACCGGGATTTGACCGCGCACGGTTCATCACGAGCCGTCTGGCGTCTCGCATGTGTGCCTGGCCGATTTTAATGAACGCTTTACGCATCCGTGCGCGGTTGAAAACGAGGTCGTCGGGTTGCTTGAACTCGACATGAAGCAGTGGTTTAGCCATAAGAAGGGCCTCCCCGCTGCACAGCCCCCAGCTCTTCACACTCCATCAACAAAAAACGCCGTGCGGAGTTGAGATCGCGGGAGCGTTTAATCCTGTAAACTTGCCCGCTCATAACAATCTCAAAATCAGACGTTATGCCTGGGCGATAGCGGATCGTGATGTAGTGAGTAATGATGTCACCTGACTGTACTGATGACTGATACGTCCCCGCTCCAACCTGCCGGACTTTCGCCCACACTTTTCTGACGTTGTGGTATTCAGGTTCGACACCAAAATCCGATGCTGGCACATCGATGCGTTGACATAATTCCACTCGCTTATCCAGTTCACCAGGATCGGGGAAACTGAATGTCGCGCTGGTCTGGGATAGTCGTTCTCTCATAGCGGGATAAACCTGTAAGGCCTGACAATCCACTCATATGCCATCGGTGTTGCTGTCTGTTCAAAATCAGAAACAGATGACCGGTGCTCATAAAAGTGAGAAACCAGCATCAGCATGGCGAGACGAAGATCATCTGTCAGCAATAAGCCATCAGCATCGGAATCGGGTATTTCACTTTCCGGGCTGTAGATTTTCCTGTTAAGAAAATTTTCTGTTCTGGCCTGGGCGGCTTTACCAATAGCGGTCAGCAGGATGTCTTCTTCAGTGAAATCCTCTTCAAGCCTCAGCTGAGTCCTGATTTCCTTTAGTGAAAGAACCATTTAGCTCTCCATGCCCGCCAGATGACGGGCATAAAAAAACCGCTAACGCGGCATGAGTTTCACTGTGGTGGTTATGCCTGCTTATCAGGCAGCTTTACCCGTGAGAGCCTTAATTGCAGCGATATCTTCAAGCACGCAATCGAAGCGATGGAAAGCGAGGAAAGCCGTTTGATCATACTCTGCATAACGCTCAACTAGGCGCTTAAGCGTCATGTATGCCACTCGACGAATAACAAAGCGGTCGAAATCACCACAGAACATAAATTTCTTGCCCGCTGCAATACTGTCGATGGCCTGATCGATGACATAAGGTGTTTGCAAAACAGTTGCCGGAGCGCCACCAGCAATACTTGGTAACCACAATGGACGTCCTTGACCATCCTCCATTTCCTCAATAATCTTCAGCGTTGAATCATTGAAAGCCCAGCGGAACTTAGGCCCATTGCGGTAAGCCGGATCAACCGAGTGTTTCAGTGCATTCATTTCCTTCCAGGTAAATGCGGTGGCAGATGCGGCAGCAGTTGTACCTGTGACTGATGCGGCCAGCCCTTTAGGTTGTCGAGGTGATCCCGTGCCAGTTCCCTGAATGAGATACTTAGCTTCACCGCGACCAATTCGCTGTGCAATTCGGCCAGCAAGAAATGCTTCAATGTCTACACCGCTGTCCTGTAAAAGCTCATTGGATACACGGATAATTTTTGAGGATAATTTTAGGGCGCCGAGGGTAGCACCACCGAAACCAACATCTTCTTCAGATGCGGCAGTGTTCTCACCAAGCAGTTCACCTTCTTCTGTCGTGCCATCTGAAGTTGCCCACGGGATAGCCTGCCCATTAGAGGTATTCAGGATCTGCGCTACGCTGGCAATGCCACCGTAAGCCTTCATGGACTCAACAATTCTATTGAGCATTTGCGTGGGAACGGTATAACCACCTTTTTCATCAGGTGAAGTTGCCTGAGCGCGAAGTTCACGCAGAGCGCTTCGCTCCTCCGCGTTCATTTCACTCATTCCATGGCGAAGGAAACTGTCAAAGGCCGCAGCGCGGCGCTCGTTCTGCTGCGCTTCAGGTGACCCAGCGTTGCGCCGTTGCTGTTCCTCATTGTCATCAACGAAGGTCTGGTCAATGTTACGCAACTCTTCTTCCCGGGCGATCTGCTCATCAAGCAATTGGAGTTGAGTTTTTGCATCGTTCCACTGCTTACGCTGCTCTTCAGTCCAGACGGTATTTTCAGGGATGCCGTCATGCAGGGTGCGCATTTCACCAGCGATAGTGTTACGTTTTTGCTTCAGTTCATGCAGTTTCATTGTTTTTCCTTAGGCATTAATAAGAGTCAGCAGGCGCTCACGCGCCATTTTTTGGTTAATGGCGTTCTGTAGCGCACCGCTTTCGCGCGCTTCCTGCCAGGCTTGCATAGAACGGACACCAGAATCGGCCTCCTGATATGCCGGGTAAGTGACGGGACTGACGTCAAACAGGCGTGAAAACTTGCTGATTTCGCGAATAACCACCCCTTCATCATCTTCGTACCAGTGTTCTCCATCGCGGGATACGCGAAAAGCAAAGGAGGACTGATTGATATCGCCCCGTCTCATGGGTGCCAGCACAAGATCACGAATAGTCTGCGTGTCTGGAGCCAAAATATTGTACTGAAGACCACGCTCATCGACAGATAGCGTCATGGTTTTGGCCGCGGTTCGCCCAAGAATAAAGTTAGGGTCATGGTTAAACAGCCCCCGAACGTCATCATTCAAGACATCATCAAAAGCCCCTGGTTTGATGATTTCCCGAAAACCCCACAACGGCTCAGAGCGACTGTTAAACACCGAACCGTAACCAATAATGCGTAGAGGCTGATCGTCATCTTGTTCTGCGCGAACCTCACCGCTGTAACAGCGCGTTTCTTTCTCAATCATCTGTAGTTACTTCCTCTTGTTTAACGCTGCCAGCAGGGTTAGCTGCGTTCACGCTAACCAGCATCTGATCCAGACCATTCACAGGGTTCATATCTTCAAACGCTCGAGCCTCATTTCTGCTCATCCAGCCGTCTGTAATGGCGAAATGGTAGAACTGGGCCCGTTCCTGTGGTGTTCCACGCAATAACCCGGCCAGATTGAAGCGGACATAATAGCCAGCCGCGAGTTCTGCGCGGGTAAATAGACGTCGGTTTAACTCCTGCTCCCAATTCATCACCCACGGCATTATGGTGTAGCGAACAAACTGAATTGCCTGCTGAGTGATATTGCTAAATGTTGCTTTTTCAAGGTCATTAATCATGTGAGCGGGAATATTAAAAATTCCCGCAATCATCGACCTGTTAAGTTTCATCATGTCGATCAGTTGTGCATCAACGGGTGAAACTGTCAGGGCTTTATAATCAATGTCAGCCGGAAGTAGCATTGTCTTATTTTCCTGGCTTCGCAGCGCCTGAGAGGCCTTCTTCCACATCTCTTTAATGCGTTCCCAGGAGTCTTTATTCAGCTCGCCTTTTACGGAAACAATCCCCGCTGGTCGGGCATTTCCACCAAAAAACTTGCTCGTGTATTGCTGTCCACTCATACCCATGCCGATTGTCTCGGCGTGTTGAAGAATAGGACTCAGCCCCATTTTCTGGTTATTTCCAAGCGCCCTCACATGGATCATGTCATCAGGACTGACGGCAAAGCTCCCCATCTCGTTGTAAACACCATAGGTATATCGCCCCCCGGTGTTAATTAACGTTGTTTCCCACGGCATGCAGGCATCGAGTGATGACAACTCTCCTCTGCGAGTTCTGCCAATACGCGTATATCCATTACCCCAGCCGAGAATATGGCGTTGTTTTAATTCACGCCATTTATAGCTGGTCTGCCAGTCATTAGGTTCGTTATGTAAAAGATGGAATGCTGCATGGTCGCGGGCGACTTCTACGCTCTTCCCGGTATTACGCATTACGTGGAGCGGCATTTGAGCAACGTTAGAGGCCAGCACGTAGATACATGAATACACTGCGGCCAGTTTCATTGAAGTTTCCGGGCTGACATAAACATCGCCCTGAAATCCGCCATCAATTTCAACAGCATCGCCGGTAATCGGAACCGATGGATTCTCCAGTGGTTCACTCCTGAACAAAGCTTCAAGCACGGCGTTTACTCCTCGCAGCTGACAGCGCAAATAAAAGCAGCGATCCGCCTGATACTTCCAGGGCAATGGCTGTACCGAAATGTAAATAAATACCTGTCGTCATAAGGCCAAACCCTGTTAGGCCTATTAAGTCGATGATCAAAGATTTCATAGGAATAGAAGGTCCTCGTCCGGATCCAGGCTTGAGAGGAAATCTCCTGGTTCATTAAGCATTGCACGGCCTATCGCCATAATTAGCGCGACTGCACCATCGATTTTATTTTCATCACCCTGCTTTGTTGGCCTCACCACATCATCACTACCCGGGATATATTTCCCGATCACGTTCGTCATACACCACTGCATGACCGGGTTTCCATCGTGATGAAAACGACCAGCGGCAAGCGCCGCCTCTATTTCACGCATCGGGTCGCTCATGTTGGTGTAGTTCTGGATGATTGTGACCGGACTCAGCCCCCCGTCGTTAAGCTGATGGGACAAGCTTGTGGCTCCGTGTGGATCGATTGGGGATGAAACCACTTTAACTTTTTCATTCAACGACGATATCGATTCGAAAATAAGACGGTTATCCACCTCTGCACCCTCTGTAGGTACCAGACGGTTCTGATTAACGAAGTTCTGATAGCGCTCTGCCGTGCGCTTTAGCTGGGTATCTGTGGAATAAATCGTTTCTTCAGGCGCCCAGAATTTCGCACCTACGCAGTAATAATGTTTTTTCCCGTCGATCTCCCGCATGAAAACAGGGCAGGCACAGTTAAGGTCAAGCTTCGACGCAAGGTCGATACCCAAATAACACTCTTCACCATAGAATTGCTCCAGTGTGAGAGTGGGGTCAGCCGCCGCTTTCCATTTCTCCATGTTGTAGTAAGCGGATTTAGCCGTTACCCAAATATTGAAATGTTTAGTCTTGATCTTATTCGTCTGGCTCGGTGTAGATATAGCCAGCTGCTGCTTTGCCCTCAAAAAATCAGGGTCGATGGAAATACCAATATTTGGATTAGCCTTTGCCAGTGCTTCAGGCTTTGTCCAGTCGTCGTCTTTATCAAGCGTATAAATAACACCAAAGATGTGATCGCTTTCGCCACCACTGCGAACACCGTCAAGTATTTCCACTATCTGGGTGCGCTTCTCGTAACACGGTGACTGCATATCAAAACCAGCAGTAGTGATAATCAACGTCATTGGCTGGGTTCGGGACCCCATTCCCGTTGTCATTGTGGTATAGAGCGCGTCTGTGGCGTGCTCATGATACTCATCAATGATTGCGCAGGATGGTGAGTCACCATCGCCCGGGTCCCCGATAACCGGCTCAAAAACAGAGCCATCCGGCCGGGTCATTTTCTTTGCCCACGGCTTTATGGAAAAGTGTTTCCGCAGAGAAGGTAGCTTTTGAACCATCAGCAAAGCAGGTTCAAATACCTTCCACGCCTGTTTCTCGGTTACTGCTCCGCAGTAGACTTCTGCACCAAACTCACCATCAGCACAGAACATATAGTTGCCAACGCCTGCGGCAATCAGTGATTTCCCGTTCTTACGAGGAACCTCAACATAAATTTCATTAAAACGGCGAAGTTTGTTTTTCTTCTTCAGCCATCCGAAGCCCACAGCAAAAATGAACTGCTGCCAGGGTTCTAATTTAATTTTCTGTTTTCGTCGAGCCCACTCACCTTTGGTATGGGGCATCAGCCCAATGAACTTGCAGGTTCTCTCCGCTTTATCTTTATCAAAACGGTACGGCCAGGATTTATCTTTCGCTAATTCCAGATCGTTTAAATGCCGCTGGCACGCTGCGATAACATACTGCCCCGCTATAACCTTTCCGCTGACCACATCCCGTGCATACTGATTTGCTGCATTGACGTTCGGGTATGTCGCCATATCTAAAACTCATTAAATTCGTTCTCTTCTTCCTCCTGGCCTCCTCCCCCTGTCATTCTTATTCGACTGAGAGGATCAAGGCCGAGCAGTGAGCCCAGCCGCGCCAGTTGAGAAACGCAGTCGTTACGAACGGATACCGCTGGATGTTTTTTTAGCCCCCCAGTCCCACCGATGTCAGCCAGGCCGAAGTTTTCCAAATCCGTTTCAGCCTGCTTTGTTATCACTTTTTCTGCGGTAATCATCAGATGAAAGGTGTTGCAGTACGCCAGGAGGAGCGGAGCGTCTTCGAGTTCAAAGGTGCCACGCGCAATTAATATTTTGCTCTGCGTTTTCCATAAGCGGATCGCTGTATCACTCAGTAATTCTTCAGGAGGGGCGATCCGGGTCAGGCTGCTTTTATTTTTGGCAGGCAGATTCTGTTTTCGGCCCCCACCAGCAGCTCTCATTGCAGTCGCCATTGGTCGCCTCAAATGTTAAAAAACGTCGAAAAAAGATTTCTTATTTCTCACGCGTAAAAATTTGACGGGGCGGGCAGTACGGAGGGCAAGGCACTCCAGAGATTTGACCCGCCCCTCCCCTCCTAATCGTTAAATTTTTGCACCAAAACGATGCTGATCTCACTCAAATGATAATAAATCTCATTTACATCTTTCTTTTGCGGTCTTCGCATGGTGATGCGGCCAGCAGAGAGACTGGAGGTTTCGCGGATCATCACCGCCGCCGCGCGCCTTAGGGATAATGTGATCAACTGTCTTAGCCTGACGTGCAAGACCTTCTTTAAGGCACTCCTGGCAGAGATGATTGTCGCGCTGAAGGACGACGACTCGTAGTGCCTCCCAGTCAGTACCATAGCCTCGCTGGTGCCTATCCTGACCGGGTTTGTATGCTGCCCATCCTTCGCCTTTGTGCTCGTCACAGTAGCCACTGGTATTGATAGTGGTCGTACGGCAACCGCGCTTGCGGCAGGCTCTTGGGGTTCTGGGTGGCATGTTTGCTCCAATAAAAAACCGCCCGTAGGCGGCTATGAAATTGTGAAACCATTTGGAATTAAATGGATAGTATGGCGTCACGCAGTTTTATAGCGAAAATTTCGATCTCTTTACTGAAGTTAGTGCATGCTTCTGCTAATTTTTTAGACGCTTGGACACCACCTAATTCTTGAGCCTCATCTATGACTTCATTAGCTTTTTTTATCGATGCGTTAATATTCTTAAGATCATCTGACAGAGCTGTGAAATAGAGCGAAATTAGGGCGCTAAAATTGCTATGAGTGAGATGGTCAACGTATTTTTCATCATTACTGAGCATTTCATCAGCAGTAATGTTACCTGCAAAAAATGACACTCTCGAACCATAATGCCAGTAAAGCTCTCTCTCCCATTTCTTAAGGTTCAAGAATGCCTCTTCGCCTTTAGTTCTTAGGAGTGAACGACGATCCTTCTCTTTTTCATACTCAATTTGTTTTCCCCATTTCTTTTCATTGGCTTTGTTACTGAAAAAAAGGCCACCAAAAGCGCCTACTAGACTCGTGATTGCTGTAATGATTGCCGCCCAAGGTATCTGAACTACCATTTGTGACGTTTCCGCTGCCATACAATATCCTATCGTTTCCTTGTTTTGGATTTACCATATCACGACTATCTTTGGCATTGCTCCCTAATATACTGCTGTAACCCGTCTATCATCTTTCCGCTGGTTTCGATTCGCTCTCTGAGGGTGAAATAATCCCGTTCAGCGGTGTCAGTAAGTCGGGGGCTGGTAGCATCATCCACGCTGGCGGTGCCGGTGGTGGATTGCTCCGGGCATTTGGCATTGAGCTGCAACCGCTTGCGGCCAGCAGCAACATCAGACTGAAGCTGATCGATAGTGGCTTTGGCATCTGCCAGTTCTCCGGTGTATTTTGCATCCAGTGCAGCGACATCACGCTGACGTACCTGCATATCAGTAATGATCTGACGCTGCTCTTTGGCTTTACCTTCAGCCGTGATTGCGCGTTCGTGATACCCACTGGCTAACTTAGCCATTCCAGCACACAGCAGAATCAATCCGGCGACGACTGCTATTCGCCAGTTAGCAACCAGCCACGTCATACCAGCACCGTAACGGCCAGTTTGTAACGCGCCGTGCGGTCTTCTAACCCGTTATCACCGCCATTGATAATTTTAGTGCACGTAGGAACTGAGTTAGCCCACTTCAGGCAGCCTTTCGATACGAAGAACCATGCAGCTGACCGTGCCGCGTTCTGGTCCAGTTCGATTAACTCCGGGTTGCTCACCAGATCGACCTTAATGCCGTTACCAGTGGCCCGGTAGTTATCCAGGAACGTAGTTTGAATAAGACCGCCGCCACGATACTTCCAGCCATCACCTGCCAACTTGTTGCCGAAGCGTTTCTGATAGACCAGGTTTGCGATGGCCTTCTGTCGGTCTAATGACAATGCGCTTTCACCCGCTTTACGGCCCAGCGTTAGTGCCTGGTCTTTCGTAATGCGCGCCGGGTAGAACGTCAGCAATAACGCCTGAACGCTGTAGTTGAAGTTTTCGCGGGTTGCTTTGAAGCTATTTGACTCATGGCCCACCTGCGCGATAAACATCGCCTTCTCCAGTGGGCTGTTAATGCCAAATTCATCCATTGCCGCGTCGATGTGCGGATACCAGCGCGTGGCCAGTTCGGCGCTGATGCCAGCCGCCCGTTGAAATTGGTTTAGGTTCATTGTGGTCTCAATACGTGAAGTAACTGAGCCACATTTCCCCGAGACCGGAAGACAGCGGCGCAGATAATGAGGTTAATGATTACTGCGGCCCAGTGAGGTGAGCCGTAGCAGTGGAAGAAGAACCGGAACGGCACGGAGGCATACGAAAGAATTAACAGGTATGCCAGCCATGAAGCCCACCAGTTGTGCCGCGCACCAGGCTTACGGAAAAACATCAGCCGGATAACTATCGCAGTACAGGTCAGCACGTTCGCAATCAGTAGCGGATCATTTGTTGCCATTGGTTCCTCCTCTCCACCGCTGGAACCAGTTGATCGGGTCCTGCTCAAAGATGAAGGTCAGCGTCTTGATTGCCACAGCAGAAAGAATCACCGCCCCGAGCGAGTCGAGTGGTTTATCGCTGTAGCCTGACCACTGAGCCAGCTTTGAGCCCATCAGGCCCGAACCGTATATCCCAACGATGTAAGAAACGAGAAAATAGGCTGCACGCCGTGTCAGGCTGAGGTCTGCTGCTGTGGCTACGTAAAACACTGCGCCAGCAAATGCACCAAACACGACACCATAATCAGTGCCGGTGATCAGTCCAAAAACGCTGGCCCCGGTTACCGCAGCAGTGGCAACAATGCCCCCTGATACCGGATCGGACATTACGCCCCCTTATGCTGTAGCGTCCTCTCAACGATTGAGGGGCATAAAAAAGCCCCGGCAACTGCCAGGGCTGTATGTTTATTAAGATAAGTTGTTGTCGTTGTGACCACTCTTATCACGTTACAAGAGAAAATGCGTAACGCATGAATATTATTTTACAGGTTCCTGAATTATTTTTTTCTGAGTGTAAGAATCCATCTCAAGTGTAATATCGAGCATCGACAAGCAGCCTTCTACAAAACCTTCTGCCATCTGCATCTGAATGCGGATCATGCCCTCTGATAGTCTGTATTGCCGTGCAATCTGTCGCTTTGATATCCCTTTGATGTAATGATCTTCAAGTAGCGAATGCTCATCTGGTTTTTTTGCCTTTAGCCGTCCTACGCAGGCATCAACAATCATCGCGTCTGAATCTGTACATGTAAGCGCGCTCGGTGATTCCGGCAGTAGTCCTTTAAATCCCGCCGCTATTGGCGAATACCCCATTTCATAACGATGCCGGGACCATGCGCCCCAGCGCTCTAATACCATCTGAATATCACGCATCTTTGTCTCCGCTATTTTTCTTCCCCGTGGCAATAACGCCAAGTGCCAGGGCTCTGTCGAGCGTGCGAATGATCAGCTCTGGCTGTGTGCCGTACTTCGCCTCAAACGCACGTGCATCCGCATGAAGTTCATCGTGATGCGCTCTGCATAGCGGCAACACGAATAAGTCATGCGCTTTGGTTCCCATTCCACCCTGGCCGTGCCCGATCAGGTGGTGCGGGTCGTCGGCCTGCTTACCGCAACACAGGCAAGGCTGAGCCTTTACCCACTGCGTGTACTTCTCATTGCTCCAGCGGCGGCGCTTTGGGCGCAGCAGGTAGGTTTCCGGCGTCTCAGGGTCGATAGCCATTTCCAGCACCTGCTTTGCCTGCTCTTCCAGAATACTGACGGCTGAAGGCTCTGGCCTGATCCGCGACTCCTTTAGCGTACCGGCTAATGGCTTTTCATCGGGGAGTTTCAGCACCTGCCGCGCCGCGTTCTCTGGCATCAGGTCTGTGACGCTCTTTGTTGCAGCCCACCAGCAGAGTTCCGGCAACGTTAACTGATGTGCTTCCGGCAGCATGAACGCAGAACGCGCATTGTCGATCACCCACAGTGCTGTATTACGCGCCGCTATATCCAGCATCACAGGAGAGGGTTCAACTTCCCTCAGTTGGTTATCGCAGTGATAGCAAAGCCGTACAGCACCGTTCCCCGTGCGCAGAGTTGTGTGATCCGATGAATGCCAGTCTCCTTTCCACTGGCAGCCTTTACCACGCATCAAGTGTTCTTCCAGTACGTTAATGCCACCAGCCGCACTGATAACGCGTTCATGAGTAAAGAACGCCAACATGCCTGGGTGATCCAGTAGCGGTTGTTCTGCTTCTGCAAGTTTTCCCGAAGGCAGCGAGTGCATGTGATGTGGCTCAGTGCTGATAAGCACCCGGCGCGAACGAAACAGCGACATCAGCTCACTTCCAGGGCGTAACAGTACAATCCCCAGATCAGGCTGTATGCAGGGTTTTAGTAACGCTCTCATTAACACCCCGCTGCGCTGTTGGCCGAAACCATTATGCGGATCAGTTCCTGAGACTTGGTGATGTAGAAGTGTGGCTGCGTTTCGCGGGGGCTGTTTGGGCTGGTGATGTTCTTACCAAACAACAGGCCTCTCGATGTCACGGACCAGAATTCTTTTCTGCCGTTACGCGCCCTGCGGGAATTACTGACGCGAGATAACTTCTCTACGATGCCAGCGGTAGCCAGGCGGCTGAATGCCTCAGTTATACTCAGCTGGACGTGGTTCTGTTGAATCAACGCCGTGAGAGATAGTGTCGGTCGGCTGGAGCCATCAACACTGTCTGACGGCGCATCAATCGCGTATGACGGCATCATGTTTGGCAATCCGGCAAACTCCTGGAGCTTTTGATAAGCACCCAGCTTTGATGAATTTGAGAAGTTAAGCGTTCGTGCGGCCGACTCCAGCAGTATCACACCCGCCTGCACCTGGTCAGAACGCTGGATGTTATGTTGCCCGGTCATCACCGCGTCAAAGGTTCGGATGACCTTCAGATTAAAGATGGCGCTGATCCACATCGCATAGGCGTACACCAGCTCTTTACTGACGTATGTCCCCTGATTCGGGCCACCGCGAATTGACTCCACACACCCGATGCTCAAATCTGAGCAACGGTCAATTTCCGCACACAGCGTTTTGATGTTGTCCTGACGGAAGAAGTTAGCTGGCTTATGCCGCTCTTCTCCACCAGCCGCTCTGTGCAAATCATTCAGGCAATAACGCCCGGTTGTATCTTGGCGTACAGAAACGCCATCAATTACGAGTAACTGATTCATGCTTGTCTCCGCTTGTTGTGGTCACGGCCGCCTGCATGCGGACCGTAACTAAGTGACTGTATAAATATACAATCCTGACATCGACAGGGCAACGTAAGTAGGTTGTTTTATCGATGAAATTCATTGATCGTCACTTCTACTTTGCCGTGACATGTCACGCTACCCCATTCCACCGTCATTCGTTTAATCAGGCTATCGTCTGCCCATACTCCGGCATGGGTCAGTCCATCGAATAATGCTTTCTGAAAGTTGTCCAAATCCCGCTTTGCGCGGGTCGGTGGATAGAGGATGACGTGGATATCAATTTCGTGGGTGATCGGCTGTGGACGGCGGCGTAACTGCTCATAAACGGCGGCAATAGCGTTGATCCGGTATTTCCGTCCGCGTTCGCTGATCAACGCCCCCTTTCCAGGGGAGCGCCAGTAACCGTTTATGCTTGGTGGAAATGGGAGAGTTAATTTCACTTTGCCCTCCCCGTTAATCGCTCACGCCATGTCAGTTTACGAGCGCGATTGATAATCTCTTCCTGCCCTATTTCAACCACCACATATGCACATTTATCGAATGCCTTCTGCCTCTGCATTGTCAGGAATGCCGCTTTCTCAGCGGCCTCTTGGTTATCGATTGCATCTATCTGATGGACGCTAAATCCATTGCTGTGTACGTGCCATCCATGTATGACTACGATAAAACGACTCATGCGATCCTCCCCGGCAGCAACTGCACGCTGCTGTCACACTCATTGCCCCAGATATCCCAACCCTCTGACGGGCGGCGTGCAAATAACTCAATACGCGGAACATCACCGTAAAGCTTTTCCAGGCGAAAGCGGGCCTCTGCTGGTTTAGTGCTGTGCTCACCCTGGCAAGAATAGATCACCTGCTTCACCGATCTGCTGGCGCGTTCCAGTCCCGTCCCCCGGACTGCCACCAGCGCAGATTCCTGATTACCCCGCGTGTAATTGCCGGGGTTCATGCGTGTTTCAGCGTTCAGCATTTCCAGCAGGTCGGTAAAGTCGTGAATGGTCTGCTCTTCCAGTGCGGCGTTGAAGCGCTGCTCTGCCCTTCCGTTGAACTTCACCCATGTGAACAGGAACATCTGGCGAACGTCGAAGCCCCACGCCTCAGCCACTGCTCTGGCCTCTTCAACATGAGTGCCGGTGTACCACATCACCAACACTGAGTTGTCCGCAGAAAGCTCCCATACCGGGAGCCTCTTGATATCTGCAAGATTCATCGTGCTGTAGTGATCGCTGGCTGCGCCGTTGCTGATGGTGTTGCCATATGACCAGGGAGGATCAGCGTAAATCAGTCCGTACTTCATTCTTCACCCCGACCATCATTTCGGCTGACTTCGCCCAAAAGGTAACGCGCGTCAATAGGGTCATCTTCTTCATAGTCACAGTTAATGCTGGATACCATCGCTATACAGCAAGCGTTACAGCATCGATATGACATAATCTCACCGTTGAATTTCCAGACTGCGCTGCGATGAGTCTCGCCTTTTGCTATCTCCCCATTGCAGACATAGCAGCAATAAACACCCCGGCCTTTAACAATTTTGTTGGATAACTCGCTGTCGCCTGGTTCGCCAAAATCCCCCTGGAAAAGGTCGAAATCCAGAGCATCATCAATAAAAATAACTGTTTTCATAAAGATGCCTCCGGTGATAGCTCTTTGATGGCCGACTTTACTGCTGCACGTAACTCTCTGACATTTGCCCAAGTGGAACTCAGCGTGCAATTCAGCAATCTCAGGAAATCTGACGCTGTTGGGGTGAAGTTGCGGTTTTCTTCGTACACCTGACTGAAGCGTTGGAACATGTCTTCCCGTGTCGCTTCATCGGCGTAATGCTTATCCACAAATGCCCGCAGTTCGTCAGTTGATGAATACGCGGCCACCAGCTCAACGGCTTTGCGGATCGTGGCTGCGGGAACAACAACAAACTCTGGTTGCTCCAGTGAGTCCGACGCCCAGCTGTGTGCGTACTTCGATTCGCTGAATGTGAACTCTGCTTTGTCGCCGAACGCGGCCGCAGCACATGCCCAGGTCGTTACACCGCTCTGTCTGATGATGTCTTCTTTCAGAAGCGGCAGTTTGGTTTCAAGCGTTTCACCCTCTGCGCTGGCCTGTACCGGTGCACCATGCTTCTCACGGTATTCGTTCAGAATGCCCATTGCTTCCAGGTAGATTTCATCCGGTGCGGTATAGCCATCATCGCTAAATTCGAACGCGGCCATGAGTTCCACCAGGCGGCGGGCCTTGCCAGCGTTAAACTGCGGAATAGCAGCGGCTTTGGTCAGTTTCTTTTTGCCAGCGGCTTTGGCTTCGGCCATCTTCTCTTCTGCTACTGCGCCAGCTTTAGTTCCGTGTTCGCGGGACAATGATACTGCTGTCGTTGCCGCAACTTCCCCGGAACGGACCATGCCGATCAATGTGTCGCCCACTCCCAGCAACTGGAGGTGATGCTCAATGTCAGCCACAGAACGTTTTACTTTTTTCGCAATTTCGGCTTCGGTCCAGCCCTGATTCATCAAGCGCTGATATGCGCCTGCGCGCTCCAACGGCAGCAGTGATCGTCCTTGGGAACTGGTGACCATCAGTGCAATGCGATCAGCTTCTGTGCCTTTGGCGTCTTTGCATTCCAGGCGAGCCACTTCAGTGCCTGCTTCAGTCGCCAGCAATGCACCGTAGTAACGATGGTGGCCGTCGATGATTTTTAAGCCCTGCTCTGTCACCTGAACCACCAGCGCCGGGACTTCTTCACCGAGAATGAAAGCATCACGGAACTCTTCAACATGCGCCTGATCGATGTCGCGAACGTTATAGCCGGGCTCAACATAGAACTCTTTCAGCCCTGCGAAGTAGGTTTTGCGTGGGACGATATCGGTTGCAGATTCGTCGCGGTTTTTGTGTACTACTGAAAGTGAAGTCATTTGCTTGCCATCTCCAATACCAGGGCCAAAAAGAGAAGAAAAATCATTACGCTAGCGAGTTGAATGCTGTGATAGAAAATTTCGTGCCGGGTGAAGTGCTCCCGCAATTTCTTCATCACCAGTCCCTCCAGTGATCGATTTCAGGGACCGATACAACGCCGATGCCGGGTGTGTCGTATGAAATGCCTACGCGGCCATGTGTGATGCAGTACTCCCGGCGCTGGGCTGCTTTATCACGAGCCTCTTCGTTCTTCGTTGAGTCCATCGCCAGCAACCATTCGCGTGCTGCACGCCGCCAAAGGCCTCTGCCCTCAAGCTCAATGGCTCTACCACGATGCATGTCGTATTTCACACCCAGGCTGACGCGCTCGGATTCCAGCGGCATGCGGTAGTAAAACGGGTGCGCTTTCAGTGCATAGCGTGTAACGATTTCTTCCACGTACAGTTCCGACATCAGCGGCTGAATAAGGCGTTTCGGTATCCCAGCGCCGTTAGCAATCTGCGTTGACGTGCAGCCAGGGTTGTTGCGAACAAACTCGATAGCCATCTCACGAATATTCATGCTGACTCCTGCTGGTTTTCTTCTGCCGCGTTCCTGACCGCTTCTGTCCAGATGCTTTTCCACGAATTGCGAGCGATCGTTTCGTTCATCCGGCCAAGGCCCGCCTTGCCAGCTGCGCGTTTAGCCAGTTCTTCGGTGCGATTGCGTGGCTTGCCAGGGTTTGCCACCAGGCGCTTGAAGGCATCGTCACGTTCAGCGGTGTTCACTGGCTCCGCTCGTTGTGCCGCTGCTGCACGTCCTGATTTCTCCCATGCCTGCGCTCCAAGGAGGTTCGCCGGGAATTTAGCCGGATGAAATATCGTCGGCGGGGTCAGGTGCTTTGACCACTCAGTTCCCAGCCAGCGGTCGGACATGTACTCAACAACAGTTTTCAGCTCGTCGACTGTGTGACCATCGACCAGACGCGCCCTGATGTTCTCCAGCGTGGCTTTGGCCGTTGTGTATTTGGCACCGGTCATCAGGTTCAGATGCTTCAGCACAAGAATCGCCTGGTCTGTTACGTGGATTTCTTCAGAAATTTTGTCATCCAGTCCTGCCGCTGAAGGCGGTTGGACAGAAGTGTTTTTATCTGATGGTTCTTGTTTTGAATTTACTAACGGATCGCCCCCAGATGCTGACGGGTGAAAACCTGTTTCGCGGCAGTTATTCGACGGGTCAGAATTTGAGGCCTCAGATTTCGACGCGTCAGATGTTGATGCATCAGATTTTGATGTGTCAGATTCTGGCGTATGAACTTTGTTGGCCGCTTCACGCAGTTTTGCCACGTTCAGATGATAAACATTGGATGCGTTACGGTTCCCCTGGCGGCGCTGACGGCGGCTTAACCAGCCCTCTTTCTGAAGCTTGCCAATAGCAGTACGGACAGTGCTTTCACCCGCGCCAATCTGACGGGCAATAGTCCCTACGCTAGGCCAGCAAACACCCTCGTCGTTACACCAGTCAGCAAGACGAGCCATGATGACCACCTCTGTCAGCTTCATGCCAGACAGTGCGCAGCCATCCCAGACGTATGCGGATAACTTAACGCTCATAGAACCCTCGTGAATTTCTTAACGAAGCGCTCAAGCGGCTGCATGCACTCGTGCGGGTACCCTTCGCGCAGGAAGATGACCTGCTGATTAACTTTGTCCCACCGAATAACTTTGACGAGAACGCCGCGTGGGTCGCGATATTTGCGATTGAGGTTTTGGCTGTCTTCATGCACGTGCACCCCCGGCAGCAAGATCATTAACGCGCTTCCAAAACGCCGCCACGTCTACCCGTGGCAGAACGTATTGGTAGTTGTTGAAATCCACCTGGCCCGGTAATCTTGCTTCATACGAGAACGATGCCGGGGACTTACCGCCTGGCATTGCTCTACAACGCATTTGCGGTATACCCGCTTTTTTTAGTAAAGTGTTCATGTGCTTATTGTCTCCGCGAAGTGACTTAAGTGCGCCGATGCCCAGGGGCTGCAATCTCCTGGGCATCAACTTTTCTGCCCACCAGTAAATCCGCTGCTTCGGCCTGCATGCCGTGCAACGCTGCCCACATCAGTACACCCTGCTTCATATAACGAATGGACTTCATGAAGCTCTGTGTTACTGATTTCAGTTCGTGGTACTCAACTACTCCATCCTCCTCAGCATCCAGCTTGCCTTGAGCTGCCAGGCCTCTCGCTGCATCAGCGCGCATCTGAAGAGTTAATAAATCCACATTGTCCACCAGCTCTGGAGTCGGGTTATCAACCACCAGCATTCCAAACTGTGATGCAAAGTAATCAGCCAGGAACGGATAACCCACCACGTGCTGCATGTACGCCAGCTGGTCCATGTCGAAGAAGCGTGTGCCGTTCTTCATGTGCAGGCGGTTGTTAAACTCGCTGTATTTCAACCCCATCAGTTCAGCTATCTGAGCGTTCGTACCTTCGTAGCTCCTGCATGCTTGAATCACGATCTGCTGTAATTCCACCATTTCCCTGTCCTTTTGGTAGTTATCAGGCCGAGGCCTTTTTGTTAACGTCAGAGATGTAGAGCTTTGGCTCGTAACGCAGAGCTCCTTTGGTAATGCGCTCCAGGCGCATCGCCTGTTTTTCTGGGATGACGTTGCCCCAGCGGGAAACTGCTGGGTGTTTGAGGCCCAAGGCCTCGGCAACTTTAACGACACCCCCGAAATACTGGACTACAAGGTTCTTGTACATTTATGGCTCCTCATTTGAATTCAGATGAAGGTAACAAAAGTTACCTAATTACGCAAACACCTTTTACATCGGATTCTAGTAACATTGGTTACATGAAAACCGAGATGAATGATCGAATAAGACAAAGGCGTTTACAGTTGGAGCTTGCACAGCACCAGCTGGCAAAAATGCTGGGTGTTAGCCGGGTATCCGTTACCAAATGGGAAAGCGGAGCCGTTAAGCCGGCCGGTGAAAATCTTCATCAACTGGCAAATGCGTTGTCTTGTACTCCTGAATGGATTCTTTACGGCACGGGTAGTAACCCGCAAGACGATACAAAGCTAAAACCAGTCACTCCGTCTATGGTAAGTGTCCCTGTGATTTCATCAGTTCAAGCTGGATCATGGACCGACTCTTATGCTTCAGCGCGCCTGAGTGATGTAATTAGATGGTGCTCTACGACTGTGAAGGTATCCGAAGACGCGTTCGCTCTTGATGTGCGTGGTGAGTCTATGACCAACCCTGCTGGTTACCCCAGCATCCCTGAGGGGTCGACAGTTATCGTTGAACCTCACTACGGGTCGACAGAAGAGTTGAATGGGAAGATTGTTGTAGCCATTGTTGATGGAAGCTCAGAGGCAACGGTGAAAAAGATGGTGGTTGATGGCCCATACTGCTATTTGATGCCGCTTAACCCAAATTTCAAACCAATTCAATGTGATGACAACTGCCGGATACTCGGAAGAGTCGTACAGATAAGCCAAGACGTATAAATAAGCCCACTCCGGTGGGTTTTATTTTGCCCCTATAGGTAACTTTTGTTACCTCAAGTGTTGACATCAAAAGTAACTTTGATTACCTTTTACGTATTGAGGCAGGGTAATAAATGTTACCTCCACATATAAACGCTGTGTGTAGTCTTGACGGTCAGCAGGGTTACTCATCCAGGGTAGATGGTCCCTCCCTGTTTGACCGTCCTTTTTAATGCATACATGGTCTGCCACTTAGCGGAGTAGAGAAGATGGCTTTCAACACGAAAAAAATAGATTTCACCAAGATGATTGTGGGAATGAAAAACCCTAACGTTTTCAGTCGTCAGGGTTCAGTCTATCTCATTGACGGTCCGCGCTTTAGTACCCACGCACCTGAAGTTGAGATTTATCGCGCCAGCACAATGCAGGAACCAGGTTTAATTTCATCTGCCAACCAGGCAGCAAAGTTCCGAAAATGGATGGAGGCTTAATGTTTCTTGTTCTTTTTAAAGTCGAGGGTGGCGAAATCCGCGGGAAGTGGCTTGTTTCGAGAGAATTCTCTGATGAGCACGATGCACGTAATTACCTCGAAAAAGTTAAGCAATTCCCAGGTAGTTATCGCTTGGCTGAAGTTATTGAATAACCAATCCGCGACGCTGCGGTGGCACTGGTCACATCGGCAAGGGCTTTTGTAACACGGGTGTTTTCGAACGCTTTAGAGACGTGAAGCGAATGCCCTTGCCGATGTGTTACTCAGCGGAGACGGCTGTGGATCAATGCAGTGATCCACCAGCCATTTAATAAAAATCATCAGGCTCACGAAATATAACCGAAACCGGTTAGGGCTTCGTGCAACCTGAATACAGCGAAAAGGTTATTTCGATGGCACATGAAGTCGGAACTCTGACAACGCCGGAACTCGTCAAAGAGGCTTACGGCAAAGCACGTGAACTGGAACACTCATTCCCAGATATCAGCCAGCTGATGCGCGCTCTGGCTACACGCCTCGACGTTCGCAACGTTCTGGCCGCAGCAGTATGTAAGAGCAACGTCAAACGCTTAGAGCCTGATTACCAAATTCAGATGAACCATGAGCTCGCTTTCATGCGTGAATGCCCTGCTGGTCGTTACGTTCAGTTTGATGTGCTGGCTGACCTGATAGAGCAGAACGCTCACCTCCATCTCATTCAAACAACCATTGCCCTGGCTCTTAATCTTCCCGGTCAGCGTAATTTCTCTGCCGAAGTGATCGAGCGTGTTGTTGGCAATAATTTTGAAATGATTGGAGAGCCCATCCAATGAGCACTCTTATCCGCTTTATCCGTGATGTCAGCAGCCACCAGCTGGAGGTAATCCGCGAGGATGGCCTGTACCGTCACCTGCGTTTCTCACGGCCAACTACCCGCGCCTACAGCTTTGATATTGTCACCTGGCCGGGATATCTGACAGTCACCGGCGACATGGGAACGTGGACGTTCAGCCGCATTGCCGACATGTTCGAATTCTTCACAGACAAGCACTTTGGGCGGCAGGACAGCTTTCAAATCAATCCCTGCTACTGGTCGGAGAAATTCGAGTCGGGCGCAGGCCGTGGGCGTACAGAGTCGCCATGCTACGAATTCGATGAAGCAGCTTTTGAAAAGATGCTGGATGAATGGCACGCGGAATGGCTTGCGGATGCAGGTGAAGATGCTGACGAATTTGACCGCGATGAAGTTGCTGAAAAGATTAGTGACCTGAAGCGTGAAGGTTTCTCAGACGCGAACCAGGCATATGGCGCTGTCGATAGTGCTGACTTGCCTGGTTTCGATATGCAATACGCGTTTGAGGGGAGGTCTATGCAGAAGTACAGCCACCACTACGTATGGATTTGCTACGCCATCGCCTGGGGCATCGAACGCTACAACAACAAAAAGCTGGTGACTAAAGCGATGTCTACATTCTTCGCCTGTCAGCCTGCAAGCAGTCAATTCGGGGAGACGCCCAATGCCTAAAACTCAAATGCAGTTGGCCAACCGCGCCTGGCGTATCGAAACGAAAGCGCTGGGCTGGCACCGGGGCTGGGAAAAAGGCCGCAAGCAGTGGAAAGAGTTCTGCCGCCGTAATGCAGAAATCACAATCGATTCGCGCCAGCGCAGCGAAGAACCTGATTTTGAAGACATCGGGGATGCCTGCTGGAATGTGGCCGAAGAACTGACTTATTGGACGCCTTAACCATGAGCACCATCACCTTTGTTTTCCTGATCATGGCCTCTCAGGTGCGCGACGGCAGCGCCTGGAGCATCACGCCAATGCCGTCGATGGCCGTCTGCCAGCAAGTTCTGGCGGATGTTCGCTCACATGGCGGCTGGGGAGATGATTTCCCGAGCGCACCGGATGGCTCTTATTGCAAAGAGGTGAAGTAGTGAAAACACAACAGTTAAAAGAGCTGGCGCAACGGGCAACGCCCTGGCCGTGGAAGTGGTTCACAAGCAACAGCCACAATCGCTTGAGTAGCGTTCCCAGCGGCAAAGATGGCGATGTTATCAGCGCGTTTAAAGCAGTTGATGGCGTGGCCTGTTTATCGGTATCTCGCGCAGATATGGCTTTCATCGAAGCAGCGCACCCTGGCGCTGTAATCGAGCTGATCACAAGCAATGAAATCCTGTCTCACGAATTTGAAGAAACGAAGCAGCTGTTGCGCAGCACGCGGGAGAAGCTGACCAGAGCCATTGATCGGAATGTCGCAAAAGATATCGAAATAAAACGGCTCAGTGCTGTTGAGCGTGAGCGCGACGAGCTGAAACGTAATCAAGAGCTGAACCTTAAAATTAAGCAGGCGATGCACGAACGCTTTACCAGGGCAGAGGCAGAACTTGCACGCCGCGATGCTGCGGCGGTTATTGGCTGGACAGATGCGCAAGAATTGCGGGATGTAGAAAAAAATGGTTGTGGGTATTTGTTTAAAGCTAACCCAATCTCACCGAACGCTGACCCGCGGCGCGTTATCAAGCTCTACACCGCCGCACAGTCAGCCGTGGTTAGCGATGATGTCTTGCGTGAGGTTGTTCGTGCATGGGTCGCCGCACCTTATCCGGGGCCGTATGTTTACGAAAAAATGCGCAAAGCACTGGGAGCACAGCCGCAGAAACCTGTTGTTCTGGTTGGTGATGCTATCGTTTTTGAGCACGTGACAAATGGCCTAGCGCAGTATGGAACATTACCAAAAGGCAAAAAGGTTACAGCCGAATTTGCTGCAGGATTTAACTACCGTGGAGAAGTTGACAAGATCGCACTCGACGCGGCCAACGTGAAGTGGGAGTTGAAGCCATGAAACTGACTAAAGCCGAAAAGGCGTGGGTGAAAAAGTTAAATAAAGTTTTATCTGAATGCCCGTCAAATCGCCTGTCATTCTACGCGATGGGCGACCCGGACATTTCAATTGTCGATGGTGACCACACTGAAGAAATTGACGCCATCCTGGATGATCCTTTGCGAATAGCACAGGCAAAAGGCTGGCTTGCAGATGAAACCATCTCTTTCCCCTCAAATGTATCGGCGGTGTGCGGATGAAAGAACTTATCGAGCAAATCGGCGGGCGGGCGGCATTACAGGATTTAATCAACAATCCACGCATGGCTAACTGTGATGAAACTGCTTTTTTGGCCCGCGCTCTGCTGGCGGTGCTGGATGCAAAGCCCGTTGGCACTGTCAGCATAGCTATGGACTGGTCAACCCACCGCAACATCGCAACGGTTAATATGCGTCCTGACCTTGTTCTGTCAGAAATGCGTGATGGTGACAACCTCTACACTACCCCACCAGCGGCCAGCGAACCTGTAAGTAAGGGTTACACGTTGCCTGATGGTTGGAAACTGGTTCCGATTGAGCCGAACTGGTCGATGCTTAATGCTGCCATTAATTTTCACGAGGGTGAGGCATTCCTTCCGGCCAGCCTATACAAAGCAATGCTGGCAGCAGCACCAGCGCCGGGAGGTGACCAGTGAGCAAAATATCACTGAAGTCATTGCACGAAATATCCAGCGCTGCAAAGTCGGTTATTGATGCCCTGGCGGGTAATAACGATGAAGTTCACCCCGGTAATAGTGGTGGCATGTGTGAGCTTTACGACCAGTTAAATGACCAGTACGCGCCACCAGCAGTGGTTAAATCTATGGCAGATGAAATTATTAATCTGCGTGAGATTAATGCCCGTTTTCATGCGGAACGCGTTGCTGACCGCCGTAGATTCTCTAATCCAGTACCAGCGCAAATCATTAAACTGGCTGGAAATATGTTGGGAGACGCTGATGGCTAAGTCAGCAGCAGAACGTAAAGCCGCGCAGCGGGCGCGGCAGGCTCAGTCCGGTGAGCATAAGGTTGAGCTGGTATTTGATGCGCAGGAACTCGCGATGCTTGAACGTAACCGCGTTGCTCGTCGCCCTGGTCGGGACCCTTACGAGCTAACTGAGTATGTCGCCCTTCTCATTCGACAAGATGATGCGCGGGTTAAAACCAGGTTCAAATCACTCAGCAAGAAACGCTGTGGGCGATGTGGTGATCAGTTGCCGGTGCAGAGCTGCCCACTACAAAAAGAAGTCGCTTGCTGGGTGAGGAATGGATGGTATGAAGTGAAATTAACGCCGTGACGTGTCACGAAAAGAAAAGGGGATTGGTTGTGAGTGTACAAATTGAAATCGGTACTTACTGCTTTTTCAAGGGTAAATACGATCATGGTTTCCCATGCAGGATTGTTGCTTATGACGGTTCGGTAGCAGTAGTGAAGCGTCTAAACGGTGGTTATAGAGGCGTAAAACCACATGCTCTCGAACCCACTACTCGTGAGTTGGCTTTTAGGGCCGCACATGAACGGGCGGAAAAGATTAAATAAACATGAATACCCGATGCAGCGGGTTGCGGAGACAAAATGGCACAGGCAAATCAGGAAGGAATTATTTCAGACGCTGACATTCAAGAGCTGACCGGCTATCAAATGCCATCAAAGCAGTGCGAGTGCCTGAAAAGCGCGGGTGTTTTTTTCATTATCAGGCGTGACGGCAGACCCAGAACGACATGGCAGCATTTCAACGATCCTCTTTCGCGCCGTCATGTAGCCCCAGCAGAGGGTTTCGAGCCAAACTTTGGAGCATTAGATAATTAATGGCGAGAGTCAGGGTAAATAAAGAAGATCAGTGGATGCCTCCCCGGACTTACCGGGGCAGGTCTGCATTTGAATTCAAACCGAAGAACGGCGGCACCATACGCCTTTGCGACATCACGTCTACTCAGTCACAGGTATGGGCTGCATATGAGTCTCTGATCAATGATCGCAGTGATGAGAACACTTTTTCTGGCCTCGTTGATAACTTTTTCAAATCTGCTGACTTTTTCGAACTCGCTACAGAAACGCAGAAAGATTACAGAAAGTACTCACTGAAGGTGATCTCGGTTTTCGGGAAAATGCCGTCAGACTCTATTAAACCAGAGCATGTACGTAAATATTTGGATAAGCGTGGCATCAAAAGCAGGACGCAGGCCAACAGAGAAAAAGCGTTTATGTCCCGCGTTTTTCGCTGGGGATTTGAGCGTGGAAAGGTGAAAGGAAACCCGTGCAAAGGAGTGAAACAGTTCAGGGAAGTTGCGCGTGATCGATACATCACAAATGCTGAGTATTCTGCCCTCTACTCCATTGCACCGGCAGTGGTTCGGGTCGCAATGGAACTCGCCTATCTTTGCTGCGCTCGCCAGGCTGATGTATTGGAAATGAAAAAGGGACAGTTGGTTGAAGAAGGGATCATGATTAAGCAGAGTAAAACGAGTGTCGCGCAGATTAAAGGTTGGAGTCCACGACTTGAAGCCGTGATAAAGGAATGCGCATCCCTCCCTTTAAAGAGCGGCATGAGTAGCCTTTATGTCATCCACCAGCCATCAGGCTCGAAATATACTCGTGACGGTTTTAACAGTCGCTGGATGAAAGCAAAGCAGGCGGCCAAGGCAGCTTATCCGGATATGGATTTTGATTTCACATTTCATGACTTGAAAGCTAAAGGCATCTCTGACCTGTCAGGCAACATTTACGATAAACAGGCGATTTCGGGCCATAAAAATGTTGAGCAAACGGCGAGGTACAATAGAAAAATCAGCATCGTTCCGGTCGTAGGTGGGCAGTAA